AATATGAACGAAAAAGCATTAGTAGAGCTTTCGCTGAAAGACCAGAATTATATGACTGAGCTATTAGCGAAAAGCGCAGGAGCTTTGACCCCTGCAGAAAGAGCTCATTTAGTCGCACGCCGTGACTATTTGAACAAAGAAACATTGGAGCGCTTGGACATCAAGGGAGCCGAAGCGATAGCCGATGACAATGGCGATGGTGATACAGACAACGAATACGAAGCGATGACCGTGCCAGAGCTAAAAAAGATGTGCGAGGAAAGGGATATAGAGATTGACCCAAAGGCAAAGAAAGCCGACCTCGTAGATATTTTGAAAGCCGATGACAATGGCGAACTGGAAGATGAAGACGAGAACGAAGACGAAGAATAAAGTTAAACAATTTTAATAGCCAAACTCTTGCGACCACAAATCGAGGAACGGCAAAAAACAACAGTATGCCAAATGAAAATGTCCAAACTGGCAAAAATGACGGTGAAAACCCAACCATTCCGCCAACGGATATGTACGCAGAAATGCGTGGCAAAAAAGATACCAATGATGTGCCATTACACCCAGAGGAACGAGCAGAATACTACAAAGTAAAATTTGCAGAGTCCACAAGGGGCGTGGAAGCATTGGTGGCGAGCGAAAAGAAGCTCAAAGAGGAAAACGAAACCTTAAAAACAAAAAAAGAACAAAACACTGAAGATGAATTGTCAAAAACGATACCAGACTGGGATATTTTAACTCTCGACCAGAGGCGTTCAATATCTATGTCGGTGGGATCATTAAAGCAAGACCTCGAAAAGGTGAAAGCTCAAGTCGCTGAGATTGTTGATGAACGTGAATTCGAACATACTTTTAAAAAAGTCACATCTGAACCCGAATTCGCAATTATTAAGAAGCACAAGCGAGAATTTAGAGAATATGCCTACAAACAGGAAAACTTGAATGTTCCATTATCGATTTTGTCAAAATCATTCTTAGTTGATAAGAACTTAATCGGAGTCAAACCAACAGAGCAGAATAAAGACGACAACCCAGATGCTGGGCGGAGCGGACTTGATTCAGGCTCAGGCGGTGACCGAACTCCTCAAACCCCAAAAGGCGGATACACCGCTGACGAGGTAGAGAAGATTCGGAAAGAAGACCCGAGAAAGTATGCCAGACTCGCAAGAGAGGGCAAGCTTAACATCAAAGAGTAAATCATCTCGTGTATTGTTCGAAAACTTAATTAAATAAATAACAATACACATATGAGCAGTTTCTCAACCAATGTCGGCGAGAAGTTTGCCAGTAATGTTATCACCAAGTTTTTTGAAACAGCCGTAGCTCCGATGATCACGAATGACAACTACGAGGGTGAAATCAAAGGCGGTGGTGCAGACAGACTGAACATTCTCTCCGTAGCGGAAGACCAAGGTCTTCAAACATACACAGGTGCTGACCTTACCCTAGGCAATGCGACAGAAAGCGAAGGCGTTCTGACCGTAAGCCAGAAAAAGGCTTATTATTTTGGTATCAAAAGCTGGGATAAATTTAAATCCTATGCGGAAGATGTCGATAGTGATTTAATCAAACAAAAAGCAGGCGAATTGCAAGAAGCAGTTGACGCTTATGTCCTCGGACTTTATGGGGATGTCGGCGCAGGCAACAGAGTCGGCACAGACTACACCACTGGAACAGTCACTGTAGACGTAACCACTGGCGCAGTCACAGGCTCTGGTACAACTTTTGCATCAGGTATGGTTGGCAAAGGGTTCAAAGCTCTTGGCCACACAGCATGGTATCGTGTCAAAACATATTCATCCACGACTGCAATTGTGATCGAGGATGACAGCGATGACGACACCAGCGCATACACTGGCGGAGCAATCGCAGGCGGAGCCACATACGTAATTGAAGCAAACACAGCCGTTCAGGTAACAGCTTCAACCGTATACACCAAAATCGTAGCTTTGAGGACTAAGTTGAATAAAACTAAAACCCCAAAGGCAGACCGATGGTTGGTAATCCCAGCTGATATTGCTGGAGTAGTAGACACATGCACCGAGCTTGTCCACGCCACTCAAAAGGGCGATGATGTCGTAGCAAACGGCTTTATGGGCAGACTCGCAGGCTTCAATGTCTACGAGAACGAGGAAGTATCTGGTGACGGAACTAACGGCTACCACTGTATGGCAGGCCACAAGTCGGCAATCTGCTTCGCAATGGCTTTTGTAGAAACTGGCGTAGAAGACCTGCAAGGGAACTTCGGCAAAGCATACAAAGGTTTGAATTGCTACGGAGCCAAGGTAATCGACAGACGGCGCAAAGCGCTTGCAGAGGGTTTCTTCAAGTTATAAACGCATACTGAGGGGGTAGATGAAAATCTGCCCCCTTGGGGTATCTAATTAATTAATTCCACTAAAATGATAAACGCAGAAACAAGCCTAAGGGCAAAAATAAAGACTTCTCGTGTTGACACGGTGGTCGCCACTGGCGAAAAGTTTATCGATGTGGAGGTCGAAATCTATGCCGATGAACAGATCATCGAAACAAAGAAATTCGGCTATCCTATTGGAACGCCAGTGGAACAAATTACTAGCGAAATCAGCAACACGCTTGGCAACATGAAAATAGAGGCGGAAAACGCCGTGGCCAGCGAAGAAGCTGAAAAGGTCGAAAAAATAGCTCAGGACACAGTCAACGAATTGGCTGACCTAGAAATTAACGAGCAATAAACATATGAACAAAATCAATAAAGCAAAAGTTAATTATCAAGAAAACTTCGTGTACGAATTGCGTGACAAAGCTGGCAATATCAAAAAATTGTTTAAGGATGGATTTTTGAATACTGCTATCGTAAAATTTGTCAGAGCAAGATACAACCCGTACAACGAGGCAGGCGAAGTAAAATCTGGCCTGTTGGCTAAGATCGCATTGTTCGGTGTACGGATTCCATTCATCACTGGCATGTGGGTAGAACGGATGAGCGTGGCCAACCTGATCACGAGCGCTGGCAAAGCAGGCTTAGCGAGCAGGGTAAATGGCAACGGCGCTGAGGCCGCTTTTACCTATATCGCAATCGGTATCGGCACAACTGCGGCCGCAGTCGGTAACACCGCACTGGAATCGGAAATCACAACCGCAGGCGGACAGCGTGCTAACTCGACCGCTTCCAGAACAACCACAACCGTAACCAACGACACGGCAAGACTGGTAAACACATTCACGTTTACAGGTTCGTTTAACGTAACAGAGGCAGGCGTATTAAATGCAGGCTCCACTGGAACGCTTTTGAACCGCCAAGTCTTTACGGCTGTAGCGGTGGCAAGCGGAGATAGTTTGCAAATCACGGTAGATGTTTCAAATGCTTAGTTCCTGATGTACAGCTCCTTGGAAACAGGGAGCTGGGATTAGAAAATAAATATGATAGAACTATCTCAACAAAGAAATTACAACAGTAAAACATTCTTGCACGACACAGAAGTTGGCAAGAAAGTTTTACAATCCCACGCAGGACATATCCATTACAAAGACGGCGCTGATTTTAAAGAGATAAGCTGGGATTTAATTTGGGATGAAGTAAAAAGAGGCTGGGGTTTTACTACTCACTCTTTCAATCCTTTTTTACCAGAATATTCAGACGGCTTTGTTGAATTTCGTGATAGATTTCAAGACAAAGACCAGACGATTAAATATCGGGCTGTTTGCGATAAGGTAAAAGGCGAGCTGATTGAAACCGATGAAACCAACCCGAACTTTGATAATAATCCAGATAATAAAGGTGTGCTTTATAAAGACGCTTTCGGAAAAGGAAAAGATTATTTACTCTATCATACCCGCTCATCTTTGGTAAAAGTCGCAACTGTAAATAATCCGAACGAGCAAACCGAAGACGTGAAATTCCGCTGGGAAATACAGTTGCCAAACAAAGATGTTTATCGTGCAGAAAGCAAAGAGATTGTCGAAAAATCAATAAAGGATAATGAATTTGAAGTCATAAAAGACGGCAAGACTTTATCGTATAAACTTGATGTTACAAAAGCAAAAGCGTTTGACAGCGATAAACAAACCTTAATCGGCGATACGCAAAATGACGGCAAGGAATGGTTCACATATTTAAAATCTTTTCGAGCGTGGGATAGCAAAGGCAATAAAATAATTGTTGGTGCAAGAATATTTCAAGAGAATGGAAAAACATATTTAGAAAAAACCATACCGCTTGATTTTTTGAAGAAAGCAGAGGGGAGAGTTTTTACTGATACGACAACCACGTATTATCCGACAGTTGACGGAATAGTTGCTCAATACTATACAACTGGAACAAACGCCTATTCGTTGGCACAGTTGAGAAGCGGTGTTGGCAATACTGTTTGGGACACGGATGCTTCAATCTATATTTTTGGAATAACCTCGGACGTAAACTCCGCCTATTATCGCTATATAATGCGAAGTATTTTTATTTTTGATACATCGTCATTAACTTCTGGGGCTTCTATTTCTAGTGCTTCATTTAAGTTTTACGGAAACGCAAAATTAAATGAGGGAAGTATGTGGAGCAGTGCTGCTTTAAATCTTTATAGCGCAGCCCCTGCTAGTGAAACGGCATTAGCAGCTGGCGATTATGACAGTCTTGGAAGTTCAGCATACTGTGATACTGAAATTAGCTATTCCTCTTTTTCCATAACAGGATATAATACATTTTCTCTAAACTCAACTGGCATCTCTGCAATAAGTAAAACTGGAAAAACAAAAATTGGTGCGAGAGAAACGTATTATGATTTGGGGGGAAATAGTCCAACTTGGAGTACCGACAAAGCAGTCCACGTTGATGGATATTTTTCCGAACAAACAGGAACAGATAAAGACCCCTACCTTGAAGTAACTTATACGACAGGGACGGCATACACAAAATCAATAACCGAAGCTTCGACATATTCCGACACGGTAACAAAAAAACAAACAGCCAAGAGAATAACCGAGGCCAGCACATACACTTCGGTCGTAGCGAAGCTGATCGGAAAAAGAAACACTGAAAGCTCAACGTGGACTGACACGGTGGCGAGTATATACGCATTAGCCAAAGCAATAACCGAGAGCTTAACATGGACAGATTTGCTGACGAAAAAACAAACAGGAAAGAGAATAGCGGAAGTGTCAACCAGTACGGATAGCCTAAACATTTTGAAGACAATCGGCAAATATTTTTTAGAAAGCGCAACCTATACAGATACGGTGGCAAAAATAAAAACGCTTTTTAAAACATTAACGGAAACGGCCACGTATACCGATGTCGTGAGCAGAGGCGCAATCATGATCGGAAGACTTTTACAAGAATCAATCGCTTGGTTGGATAGGTTATACGGAAAGAAAAACGGTGTAAATATGAAGTACGTAAAAAAATACGCCGAGAAAGTCGGCACATATATTAAAAAATATTTTGATATCTAAAATATGCAGATTATAGAAATAGGCGCAAACGTATTCCAAAATGGAACATTCCTCGATGACAACATCGAGGGGCTTGGGTTATCTCCGAGCTACAAAGGCCACAATTATTTTAAAGGCAAAGGAGCCGTGATGTATCCACAGCCTGGGCTGATAACAATAGCAATATCTGGAAGCACGCTTGCGCACGAAATGGTGGCCTCTTGTCTAGACCCAGCGTATCTTGGAAACGATGGTTATTTTGTCGATAATGGCGGTAAATTTTGGGTGTTGGATGGTGACACGCTGACTTACAAACAGATAGACGACACCGCTGGGCATACCTATAATTTTGGAAACGTAGATATTAAAGTTTTTAACGGTGATATTTTTTGTACATGTGATGACGATATAGTGAAACTGACAAACGACATGGCGAGTATTGATAAAACTTGGTGGACAGTGACAAAAGGAAAATCTGGATTAAGCGGATCATTCCGTCATCCAATGGAAATAGTTGAAGACACGCTATATATTGCAGACCAAGATGAAATCCATACATACGATGTCGCAGGCGTGGCCACAAGTGCATGGATGACACTGCCTGGGGGTGTAAATATAACAGCGCTGGTAAAACACCCGAACGGAGTATACTTGATGGCATACGTGAGCGCAACCGCAAACTACTCGCACAGCAAAAAAGCTCGGGCTAAATTATTTATAATCGACACGACCGCAGGTGAATTTTTGCAGGAAATAGAAATTGACGATCAGGTCGAGGGGGCAATAAACGTAGGCGGAATAAACTATGTCACATACGGTGATAATTTTGGATATTTTAACGGACAAGGATTGAAGCTTTTAAAAAAAATAGATTTTGTTAGCTCACCAGTATATTCGCAAAGATTGTCGGCGGTAGGAAACACGGTGCTGGTGCCAGAATTTAAAAGCAACGTGCGGAGCCTGATGGCATACGGCGATGTGAACGGAAAAGGAAATATATTTTTTTACCCGTATTACGCACTCGACACGGCAGGCGCATACGAGCTAAAAAATATGCTGGTGACTATGCAAAATTCTATAGTTTTAAATTACCGAGATAGCACAGCGCACCGAATGGTGCGAATGGACTTCACGGCCAGCACTTTGACGGCAGGAACGACAATGCTGACTGCAAAACAAAATCTGGGTGGTAGGGTTTGGGTGAGGCGTGTAGATTTATTTACGGAAACACTGGCAAGCGGAGCGCTCCTGACTTGTTTGATAAGACAACTACCAAGCGGATCGTTCTCAACAGTTGGCACGCTTGATTATTCAGCAGACGGAGCTATCTCTTATAAAAGATTAGATTGCAATATTTTATTATCAGATTTGCAATTAGCAATAAACTTTGGAGGCTCGGCGCTAGTCGGGCTAAAGAAAGCATTAGTATATGTCGAATCAGAATAAAATCCCACAACCAAAAACAACATCGGAAGATAGCACAATATGGTTGCATATGCTAAAGGGGTACGTCAAAACCATAACGAGCGCCCCAACATATACGCCGAAGAATTTTGAGCAGGCAATTAAATTATACATGGACAGCCTGACAACTCCGACCGTGAAACGATTATACATTTACAGTTTTGAGGCAGGCATTTGGTCTTATATATCATTAACATAAAAAAATATGACATTCCTAGAATTCCAAACAAATATATACGATGACCTCGGAGTAACAAGCTCGGATAGTTTTTATTCTTTGGCATACATCAAACGGCGCATAAACGCCAACATGAAAAGAGTAGCAGGATACTTCAACTGGCCACAAACCGAAGATGCAGTAAACCGTGACAGCGAGGCAAACCAAGAATGGTATAATTATCCAGAGAATATGAAGCAGGATACGATCCGCAAATTGATGTTCAATGGTGAGTATTATAAAAAAACAGCATACCCTGATTATTTGCAATATCAGGAAGACATGGGTGCAAACGCAACCGATAAAATATTTACAGACTTTCAAAATAAATATTTTATAAACCCGAAACCAACCGCTGACATAGTGGCTGGCATTTCGCTATGGGGGCAAGTAATCCCGAGCGACCTGACGACAGACACTGGTGTAACGCCATTTTACAATGACCCAGATATTGAGGAAGTTATCTACCAGCTGTCATTGGCAGACTGCTATAAAAAAGCCAGAGGAACGATGTTCGAACGAGGAGCGACAATGGAAAAAGAAGCATTGCAGAAATTGGAAATAATCAAAAAGAAAGTCATGCTTCGCCAAGCTAGTTATAAAAATAAAAATAATAACATGTTCGAGCATACCGAACTGATAAGAAAAGGCGGTCGGTATAAACGAGGCACGTTCGAAACCTGTAATTAATAATAATATGGCAACTCAAACATTTTATCGTCAGGGCGTAGATATTTACAACGCCTCGAATAATCAAAAAATAGGGGCTACGGACTGGGCAAAGAATTGGACAGGGCGAGCCACGGAAGTGAAAGCGCCAACGGTGCCAACTGGTGGCAGTTTTCAGTTGAATCCGAACTATAATCCGAACGACCAGAACGTAAACCGCTACATCCCAGCCGAACAGTCCGCAAATTCTACTCCCATTGCGATAGGACTGCCCCAGAATAAACAAAGTGGGGGTGTTTCGATAGTTGACCCATTCGCAGGCAAGAACCCCACAGTGAGCGTTATAGAGCCAAATTTTGGCAACGGTAAAGTTGACATAATTGGAAATAATCAGCCTAATCAGAACAAAATAGCACCAACACCGACCCCGACACCGCAAAACACGGCTCCCGAGGCACAGCAAAAGCAATTCTACCGCATAGGGCAGACTATTTTTGATGCAAGCACCGATAAGGCTATAACCCCCGATGACTGGGCAAAAAACTGGACTGGCAGGGCTTCTGAGATACAAAAAGGCTATCAGGCCATACCAGACCCGAGTAAAATCAACCAATTTACCAGATATCAGAAAATTGGCAACACCATGTACGGCATACCAGTAAACGGAGGCGCTGGTGCAGGTGATATGAGCGGAGCTGATCAGGGCGTTCCAAGCGCAGGTATTCCATTCGATACACAAGACCAAGGCATTCGGGATATTCTGACATACGCAGGGCAAGCAGATCTGTCGCCTGAGCAAACACTAAGTCTTTTAAATGCTTATAACCAAGTGTCATCTGACGAGAGAAGCAAAATTGAGAATGACCTTGGCATTCCTGACGTAGTTAACAGTCTATACACAAAGCCGAGCAAGACCAGCGAACAAATATACCAAGAAGCATACAACTCCTCGGAATTGCCGAACCTGAAAAATCAGATTGCGGAAATTGACAAGAAAATTGCCGAGAAAAAAGAGCAGATAACGGCAGGCACGGCCGAATTGCAAAACAACCCATGGTTGAGCCAAGCTTCAAGGGGTGGCAGAATAAGAAATTTGAATGAAACAGCACAGAGCGAACTGAATAACCTCCTAGACGAGCGCCAAGGTTATCTTGACACCTATAACGGCGGAGTGGATGAAATCGAAAAAGTGATGACAAGATATGCCAGCCAGCTGGAAGAAGACCAGACCCTAAACGCCAGCAAATTGAATTATTTATTGAATCAAGCCGAAAAACAGGTGACGGCATTGACTCAGTCTAAACAGGCTGAGAATTTGCGGTACGTTCCTGACTATTTAAAAGCCAAGGCAGACAAAAACCTTGATAAATTATCATACGAGGCGACTAAGCAACAGCTTGAACTTCAAAAGCTGGGGCTTGATATTGATAAAGCTAAAAGAGAAACTGGCGACCTACCGACATCCGTAGCAGGCCGAGTAGATAAGATTGCCAACCAGTTTGATGGTGAGCAAACCGTGAAGAATTATGCCCAATTAGTCGAGAGCGTAAACATGATCAGCCAGATACCAGACGATACCAAAAACCCAGCTGATAACCAAGCCTTGATTTATGCATTCGCCAAGGCAATGGATCCAACCAGCGTAGTCCGAGAGGGCGAGTATGCCACGGTGCAAAAATATGCGCAGAGCTGGATTGAGAGCTTCGGATTTAACGCTATGAGGGTAGTAAATAACCAGCAATTCTTATCACAGCAAGCCGTTCAGAACATAAAGGCCACGATTGCCAAAAAGTTTACTGGCACGGAATCATCATACAAAAACCTGACCAACGAATATGGCCGAAGAATTGACCGCATAACTGGAAAGGCTGATGGAACCGATTATATCAGTAATTATTCTGGTGGATTAATGCAGGAAGATAGTCGGCCAACGCTCGATATCGGTCAAGAAGCAGGGTTCTCGGATGAGGAAATCCAAGAAGCAATAAAACAGCAAGGTGAATCAGCGGTCAGACAATGGCTACTGAGTAAAAAAAAAATGAGTAGCGCCTCCACGACAGGAATGAGAACCGATCGTCACAACAACCCGACAGCATTCACGACCGACATAGCAAAACAGGCAGGGTTGAAAGAGGGTGTGGATTATGAAGTAGGCGACCCATTTCCGAATAACCCGAACCTGAAAACTGCAACTATTCTCGGTGACCCGATCGCAACCACGATAAAAGTGATTGACAAAATCGGCTTCCAGACAGCGAGCGGAAAACAAAGATGGTCGTACATCAACATGCCAAAGAGCCAATGGGATGGAATGACCTACCAGCAAAAGAAAAACACCATCGCAAAAATGTATACCAATGAGGGCGGTTCTCAATTAAAACAATATTTTGCATAACAAAAATATGGCCAATAGATTATTACAAGAAATGCAGGCTACGCCTGCGCCAAAAGGTTCTACACAGAACAGATTACTCCAAGAAATGGGCGATTTTCAAGCTAGCCCGACCCAAAACAGCGAATGGGCAAGCAAATACGCAAACCTAAACCCGACATGGTCGGGAGCTGAAAAAGAGGGCGGATTTTATAATAATGCCGAGCAATTTGGGCAAGGTATTGTTAAAGGCGGAATATCAACGCTCAGAGGAGCCAGCACGCTTGGTGAAAATATAATTAAAGGCATAGGCAGAATAGTTACCCCAAAAAGCTGGGAGGAAAAGCTTGGCTTTGCGAAGACCGAAAAATCTTCCGCCGACCAACTGGTAAACGCCGTAGAGCGAAAGCTTGGAATGGCCGAGGGCAACCTGACAAAACCAGATGACAACCCGTGGGAAAAGGCAGGCTTCATGACTGAGCAGATATTGGAATTTTTTGCGCCAAGCGCCAAGATAGCAAAGTTGGAAAAAGGCGCAAACCTTTTGACCCGAACGGCGATTGAGGCAACGGCGATAGGTGGCCAGACCGCAATACAAAAAGGAGCGTTTGATGATGACGCTAAGACAGGTGCCTTGATAGGTGCCGCTTTTCCGCTTGCTGGTGCCGCTTTTTCTGCATTGGCAAAACCGATAAAGAGTGCGATGGGAAAAAGTGTTACCAAGTCGAGCGAGGAGGGATTATTTAAAATTATTAAACCATACAAATCCGACATCGATAACGGCTTTGATGTTAAAAATATATTTAAGCATGACGTGAGCGGAAACCTCGGGCAGATTTTGGCAAAGACGGAAAACAAATTGAATGGCTTGTACGCTCAACTGAAAACAGGATTGAAAAACTCAAACGTCGAAACCGATCTGGCCAAGGTACTGAAAGAAACCGAAAAAAGATTATTCAATAAAAGCCTTGGAGCCAAAACAGTAGACGGCATACGCACGGAAGCGCAAGCTAAGCTCGGGCAAGGGATAAACGATGAGGTGTTTAAAAACTTTGCAGACGCTGGTGGCATAAAAAGAATATTTAAAAACTTAGTGGATGATGTGGCAGACGTAACCGAGGGAAGCTATAAAGCAGGGTTGTACGAATCGAACCTGATCAAGCAGGGCGCTGGCACGAAAGGCGCATGGCACTGGCTTACTTCGCCAGATGCAAAACCGATCGAAACAGTTTATAACACTTTTTACGATGTGCTTAAAAAAGAGATTGAAACAGTCGGAAAACAATCAGGCGTGAAAAATATCGGGGAACTGAATAAAGCCATGAGCGAGCTGATACCGATTAAGAGCGCAGTCATCCGCAGAATGCCAGTTGCAGACCGAAACAACGCATTAAGCCTTACTGATTCGATACTTGGACTAGGCGCAGTATTTAACCCGAAAGCCTTGGCGCTTCTCGGGATTTCAAAGTTATCAAAGAGCGGTCGCTTTATGTCATTTTTACATCGGGCAGGCGAAAACTTACAAAAACCAGCGCAAAGGGGGGCAATCGGCGAGCGCATATTCGGTGGGAATATTGATGATTTAAAAAATATGCCAGCTGGGTTAAGCATAAAAGACGTGTCCGTGAAAGCGCAAAACGTGAAAAAATTTGTAACCGAAAAGAACCCGAGCAAAGCGGTCGAAGCTATGGCCGACAAAGAACTTGAAGCGCTTGGGATGAAACTTGAATATAATGATATGTTTGACGGATATGATATTTTATGGGAAAAAGCGCCGACCGACATTAAAGAAGCCCAAGACAGACTGGCAGGAATTCTCGATGAATTTGAAATCCCTTACAAAACAAACCAAGACGGAACAATAAAAATGTATCACGGCACAGATAGCAAGAGCGCAAAAAGCATTGCCGATGATGGCTTCGAGTCAGGCACTTTTTTGTCTAGCGTGATCGATGAAGAAGTCGGAGGAGTAAATGGCGCTTCGTATTATGGTGATACGATTGTGTCGGCAAATGTTGACCCGAGAACATTAGCATTCCGAACTAACGGCGAATTTTATATTGATAAAGACGGCGGAGTAAAAAATATAATTATAGAGGGCAAAAAGGCGCTGAGAAAAACCGACCCCAAAATTCTCGAACTCGAAGACACCGTAAATCGCCTGACCGATGATTTTAACAAGACAACAAACCAGACGGCCAGAAAACAAAAAGAGAAAGCCATCCAAGAAGCAAAAAAAGAAATAAATAAACTAAAGCTTCGGATTGAGGCTCAAAATAAATTAAAATAAAAAGATATGACCCAATACCTTGATATTATACTGCAGGTGACAACACTCGGCGGAGTGGCGTTCGCAGTATATAAAACATTTCGCGACCCAGACATAGACGCAACAAAAGAAATAGCGATATTAAAAGCGACATGTTTCTTGAAGCACCAAAACATAGACGAGAACATTGTATTGATAAAAAACAATCACCTGAGGCACATCGAGGAAGACATCGCTTTTTTAAAAAATGAACAGACAAAAATAATCACAATATTGGAAGAAAGACTTCCGAAAAAATAATTGTTTTTTAAAAAGGAGGCCGTAATGAACGACAGACGCATAATATCTAAGTGGCATAAAGAAATTTTTATACATTGTATAAAAAGAAAAAAAACAAACAGACCGATAACGGAAAGGAGAAAAAAAATGGATCACGAAACTTGCCCAAAATGCGAAAAAGAGATTTATGGCAGAGAGGGAAAATTCAAATGCTACCTGTGCGGTGATTTCAAAAAGAATTACAATACAGGAAAACTGGAGCTTGTTCTTTACAACGAAACCACCAAGGAGGAAAAATGATTTGCGTTTATCAGCTATTTCCAGTGAAAGACCCTTATAAAAAAGAGGGCAAAGGCGACTGCTTCAACTGCACTCCTGACGAACGGAACGCAGATTGTGAACAATACATTGGCGCTTCGGAAGTTTATGTGGAGGTGAAACGATGTCCAGAAAAGAACGGAAGCGAGCAAGGAAGCGGAAAGGTAATCCTGAAAAAATATTAGATTGGATAACCAATGCCGAGATAAGAAAAATATCAGACGCATTAACACTGAAAGCGATTGCGCACGCAAAAACCTTACCGCTCCATGACAGATTTTTTTGCAAGAAATGCAATGCTCTTTATTGCCTAAACAATGACGGCAATGTGCGCTACTGCAAAGAGTGTCGGTTTAACATCAAGCCGAAAGAAAAAACAAAAGGTTGCACTTGGGTCGGTTGCATTAAAAAAGTGCAAGACATAAGAAATTGTGAAAACCATTAAAGGAGGTTATTATGAACACAAGCTTAACGAACGGCGCTAAGTTTTATAGATGTCCGCATTGCACAAATTTGGTAAGTGAAAATTTTGTTGGAGAAAACAACAAAATAAAATGCAACGGAATAATATTGCACAAGCTGGCATACAAGTTTTGTGGGATGACGTTCAGCGCAGAGCCTTACAACCTTTTTATTTGGAATACAGAAAATGAGCGTTTTAAAAAAGAAATCTCAGCAAAACATTGGTGGTAAAACCTCTTAAACTGGGCAATACTAAATTGCCCATAAAAAATATAAATAATTAACATAAAATTATGATCAAACTGCGTTTACCGCTTAAAGACATTTTTATTACACAGCCATTCGGCGTGAATTATTTAGATTTTTATCAACAGATGGGATTGCCGTATCACCCTGGGGTAGACTTTAAGGCTAGAAATGGCTGTGCGCTGTACGCTTCAAATGGCGGTAAAGTTACGAGAAGCGGATTATTCAGTGACGGAGGTATTGGAATAGAAATAGAACACCAGAGCGGACACTCGACATTTTATTATCATTTAAAAGAAAGCCTTGTGTCAATCGGCGAGGGCATAGTCGCTGGTGACCAGATCGGAATATGTGACAACACAGGAAAATATACAACAGGCGACCATCTACACTTCGAGCTTCGGGTAAACGGCGAGAAAATAAACCCAGCGCCGTATTTTAATCACAACTACCTAGGCGATGAGATAAACCCGAAAGACTGGGATAAGTCAAGGTGCTACCATCGATACTACCGTGGCAGGCCGAAAGGCGGATATCAGAACGAAGTCAGAATACTCGGGATACTGACGGCCAAAGGAATATGGCCGACAGCTGAAAAGATAAATGCCTTAGTGTACGGCGGTTGGGATTTGGAGGCCGTGATAAACCCAGCCATGTACGGAATATGGAGCCAGCTAAAAAAAGACGAGTACGTGGAGAAAGGATTGAGGCCATTCAATTAAAAAAATGTTTAAAAAGATAATTAAAATAATTTTTATTTACGCACCACTGACGTGGTTTTATTACATACTCACGATCACGTGGTACGATTTATATCACAAAAATATATGGAAATTATTCTCGGCGTTTTTGTCTCTCTTTTAGTAGAGGGCATTAAAAAGAAATTCGGGGCTAAGGGATGGGCAAGCAGGGCAATCCTGCTCGGAGTAGCGCTTGTGAGCGCAACCATCTATTGGGCTTTAGCAACCACAGGCTATTGGGAAATTATTCTCAAGGTGCTCGTTATCGCAGGCGCATTCTACGCTTTCATAATCAGAGCGTTCGAACAGGAATAAACAAACCAAAAACCTTGCTCAATTAAAGACACTTCGGTGTCTTTTTTGATATGGATAAATAATTGATAAGTGCTATAATAACATTATGCAAAAAATTATAAAAAATTTTAAAAAACGATATTCCATAGACGAAGACGGATACGTCATTGATTTGGTAACTGATAAAAACATAAAACACCAATATGCTGTTAGCGGATATAATAGGGTTCGTTTATGGAAAGACGGAAAAAGAAAAGAATATCTAGTCCACAGACTAGTGGCATTAACATTTTTAAGAAAGAAAAAAAACAGGACAATAGTTAACCACAAGGACTGCGACAAAAAAAATAATAATGTAAATAATTTAGAATTTTGTACATATAGCGAAAATGCAATACACGCTTATAATTATTATTTTGTGCTTAAATTAGAAGAAAATAACAAAATAAATAAAAACACTTGACAAATGTTATAACAACTGATATGATAACAATAAGCATGGGGAAACATGCAAGCCGAAAGGGTGATGGTTGCCGATAAATAAGCGCTCGATACGAGCAGGCTATAAAACCCATCACCCAGACGGCAATATAAAAATATGAAAAAAAGAAATGATTACAGAGGTTTTTTAAAAGGGCTAAGTGATGAAAAACTGCTGACAACAATAAAGAGGTGGGATGAAATGCTTTTTGCAGGATATAGAGATGACTTCCGATATACAAGCACGCCACTTTTAACAAAGCTCAACTATGCTGAAAGCATTGCGAGGCAGAGAAAATTATTAAAATAAAAATATATGGACTTGGCAATAGCGATGGACATCGCAAAAAGAAAAATGAAACAATACAGTCTCGATGACTGGCAACTCGGGATAAACGAAAGAGCCAGCTCACTCGGGATATGCAAATACAAAATTAAAACCATAGAGCTGTCAAGAAAATTTATAGCGCTAAACGAAGAACACGTAATCACAAACACCATACTTCACGAAATAGCGCATGCGCTAGAATGGATCAGGCACGGAACCCGAGGACACCAGTACCGCTGGAAAACAATCGCAAAAGAAGTCGGGTGCAGGCCAGAAAGCAGAACTAAGAACTGCATACAGCCAGAAAAAAAATATATTACGATTTGCAGAATACATGGCGAAATCGGAAAATCAAACTTAAAGAATAACAGCGCCTGCAGGCTATGCTGTAATTTGTATAACAAAGGCGAGTACTCCGAAAAATATGAATTAACATATAAACGAAATGAAAAACTTAATTAAAAGAGCAATCTTAATCCTACTGGCCTTCGGCGCAATCGCATACGCATTCAGCATAGGGATGGAGCGCCAACAAAAAAAAGACTGCCTGACATGGAAAAGCTGGGCAGAACAATCAAATTTATTTAAACCGAGCGAGGACATGCTCGCAACCTGCCAAGCGGTAGGTATAAAGATAAAATAATATGCAAGAAGAAAAACTATGTCCGAAATGCGGACAAGGAACGCTAGAATTTATGACAGACAAAGAATTAGCCAAAGCAGGCTTTTGGGAAAAATATTTAAAAGACGGCATAAGAATAATGGGTTGCGACAACTGCCAATACAGTTGCGAACACAGCGAAGAATAATATGAACAAAGAAAAATTAATCGAAGAAATCTACAAGCTCGAACAATACGAACTTGTGACCACAGGCGAGCCTGGGCTGGCATTATCCGATGTGCTGGATTTGATAGAAAAAAATATTTAATTAAATAATGCAAAAAATTATGCAAGATGAAAAAGATTTGAAGCTCGCACAAATCACCAAAGATGTGAGCAACATTGTGAAAGTAGGGCAAGCAATCACAATCAAGACAGCCGAACACATGACCGAGGCAACGGACTTCCTCGGACAGATAAAGGCCAGACAGAAACGGATCGAGGAGTTGAGGCTGTCATTTACAAAGCCGATGAACGAAGCACTCCGAAACATCAACAATGAATTTAAGAAAGCGAGCGAACCACTCGAAAGAATCGAAAGGGCGGTAAAAATGGAAATGACGAAGTACCACAATTCCGAAGCTGAGAAAATCCGCAAGGCGCAAGAAAAGGAAGCTGAAAAACAGCGCAAAGAATTTGAGAAAGAGCAGGAACGCAAACGCAAGGAAATAGAGAAAAGCAACCTAACCAAAAAAGCGCAGAAAGAGGCCATCAAAGAAGTGAAGCAGGAAGAATTTGTCGCCAAGCCGACAATAGTGCAAGAGAAGACAGTAAAGAGCGAGAGCGGATCGGCGGTGACTTTCAAGAGTGTATGGAAATTCAAGGTGCTAGACATCAAACAGGTGCCAGCAGACTTCCTTAAGGTCGATGAGGTAGCAGTAAACAAAGCCATCCGAATGGGTGTGCGAGGAATTAACGGCCTAGAGCTTTTTGAAGAAAAAGAAGTATCGGCCAGAGCATAGATGAAAGAATTCAAAAACTGTCAGTACTGCGGTAACGTTTTCTGGCCACACGCAAACTGCACGCCGAAGCAATGGCAAGAGCAAATCTACTGCAGGTCAATCTGCCACGCTAACGCCGAAGCGAAACCGCCTATAGAATTTGGATATCATTGCAACAAAAAATATGGAAATTAAATTTTTACAAATATTACTCATGGACAACGGCGAAATACTTTGTGATGGAGTGACGATAGGATGGGAAAAGAAACTTGGAAAATATCTCAGAACCAACAAAGAGATAGTCGACCGAGAAAACGCTAAAAAACCATTATAATAAAACTGGTGAGCCATAGTGAAAATAGTGGCCTAACAGACATTTGATATCAATGACGGCCAGTAACAAAAAAATGAAAAAAGAAACAAAAACAAAAATTGCGAAAACACTTAAAATCACGATTTTGTACGGCTCATTCTGCATTCTGGCAGGAGGAATGCTGGACTATGCCATTTTAAAGGCAATTTACGCAGTGCAACTGCCCCAAAATGCCCCAAAATGCGAAATGAGGTACATTGAGCCACAAACGGCGACAACCACGCTAGAAACCGCCATAGCGCCAAAAAAACAAGGCACAGGGAAGATAGTCGAGGTAACGGCATACAACTCCGTAGAGGCGCAAACTGACGGAAATCCTTGTGTCGGGGCAGACGGCACAAATTTGTGCGAAAGATATGAAAAAGGCGAATGCTTGGTGGCAACAAACGGATATAAAATGGGTAGCAAACTGAATATCGATAAATTTGGTGAATGCACAGTCGCTGATCGGATGAACAGTCGATACAAAAATAGGATAGACATTTTTATGAATAAAGAAATAACACGAGCCATCAACTTCGGCGTACAACGCCTGATGGTGGCCGAAATAGAATAATATGTACGAGCTAGAAGTTTTAGAACGAGTAGAAACCATTGTAAAATGGATACTCGCCATCACAATTTTAATCGCCGTGGTGGTAATTGTAAAATAAATGGTAAATTTAAAAGACAAAGTCAAAGAGTGCCTTGCGAAAGACAAGCAGTCACGCAACAGCGACATCAGACTGACGCAAATGGTTTGGTGGAATTATCACAACTCAAAAATAGTAACACTTCCAGATGGGGAACGAGCGATAAGGATAAAGGATTTATTCGACCTGCCTAGAGAAGACCACATCTCCCGAGTCCGCCGATCCATTCAAGAGCATGCGGTCAAAAAAGTGCTGAGCGGATATCCTGATTTTGGGATATACCTGCCGACAGACATCAATGTAGCTAAACAACGTAAAATGAACGAGATAAACTGGAGGGAATATCTTGGGCTGAACTAAAACCATGAATGTACCAAATCAATGCCGAGTCCGAAGTGGAAGACTGGCAAGCGATGAAAGTTTTGGAAACAACGGAGTGTTTTATATCCCGATCGGGATTAGTGGAAAATATTATACGGTGGTAGCGAGCGATGGCATGGGCTGGGAGCATGTAAGCGTGTCTTTGCCGAGCAGAGCGCTGACGTGGGAAGAAATGTGCAAAATCAAATAAATCTTCTGGGGTGACGAAGAAACGGTCATTCAGATACACCCGAAAAAAAGCGAATACGTAAACAACCATGAATACTGCTTCCATTTATGGAAGCCCAAAAACAAAGAGATAGAATTACCGCCAGCGATATTGGTGGGCGTAAAATAAAAAAATGGACTGTCCGAGATGTTATCGAGTAAAAATGATATTAACAAACGAGCCAATACCGAAAAAGAACAACGGCCAGTTTTATTATGCCCAAAGCCATAAATGCCCAAAGCGTAAAAAGAAAATCTTTATACAAGGATCGGTAACAAAGATAATACCGCAACAAACATTATTTTAATTTGACAAATGTTATAACAAATGATAAGATAATAAAAGATGTGACTATAATTGTGCAAAACTAAACATATGAATATTAGAGAAATAGAAAACGAAAAAGAATACAGTTTATATGGCCTTTTAAAGCTTAATGCTTTTCCATGGATAAGATCGTATAACTCATATTTAAAACTTGTGCTGATAGAGAGGGAAGCGCTTTGTGTAAAAATATTCGGTGAGGGTAACGGAACTACTTACAGGATAAAAGGTGAAAATTTAATTAAATTTTTAAATGAAAAAAAGTATGAAAAAAGAAAAGCAAAAAGGCGTAAAGCCAACAGTGAAAAGCCTGACAAAACAAGTCAAGGCGCTGGCGAAGAAATCGGAGCCAAAAAAGGACTCAAAACTGATGTGGGCAGGGGGCTCAAAATTACTCGAAAAATCAGAAAGTAAGGAAGTCCAAAAGCAAAAAAACGCCATCCTCGTAATGTCTAACGTGCTGGGCGTTTCGCCATTCGGCGTGAACATCCTCGGCGGAGTAGCCTACATAAACAAGCTAGGTAGAAAGCAAAAACTAAGACAATATGGTGGTGGAAAATGGGCAGTAGAGTACAACTGGGTGCAAAGAGCGCTGAACGACACGGACAAGGCAATCTGCGAGGCTCGGGTAATCGACAGAGAAACCAGACAACCGCTCGGTGAATGGGCAGTCGGCGAATGCTCGCCAGCCAGTATGAAGATGAGTACGCTGGCAGGATACCAAAACCACAATGCGCAAACCAGAGCGCACAACAGAGCGATTGAAGAATGCCTCGGCGCTGAAATTCACGAAGAAATGCTTGAAAATCTCGGCAAACTCCAAATGAGCAAAGACCAAAAACTGCCGATGTTGGAAACTGGCGTATCGATAGAGGAAATGAATGTCGGGGGCAACCAGCCGAAACAGAAAAGCGATGACATTGAACTTCCAGAGGCAGAGTGCCATGAGTGCGGAAACCCGATGACCAAACAAGAAGCAACTTACTCAATGAAAATTTATAAAAGAAATCTTTGCCGACAGTGTCAAGCGCAGGTGAAGAAAATGCAATAAAACTATGCCAGACTACAAAGAGCTAAGCCTATATAACGGCGAAATAAAAATCTTATTTAACGAGGAACTTCATCAATACTGGATTAAGGAAGCGAAGATGAGAAGACTGTGCGGTGTAACTACGATCTGCGGAACCCTGAACAAGCCGTTCCTTATCCCATGGGCAGTAAACACAACCGTAGATTACCTGCGAGATAACATTCATCTTTTAAAAGACGGCACAGTTAGCGGTGACAACATCCTTGAGATGGCAAAACAAGAATCAGACAGACAACGAGATGAGTCGGCCACACTCGGCAAAATAATTCACAAATGGGTTGAAGACTATATCATGGGGCGCAACCCAGAAATGCCAGATGACAGCCGAGTGATGATCGGAGTCAATAACTTTCTTGAATGGGTAGAAACAAATAAAATCAAATTCTTATGGGCTGAGAAAGTCGTTTATTCAAAGCAATACGGATATGTAGGAACGGCAGACATCGGAATTCAGATCGGAAAAAAAATGTACCTAGTCGACATCAAGACTGGCAATGCGCTATATCCCGAAGTTAAAATGCAAACCTCGGCGTACGCCAAAGCCATAGAGGAAGAAAAGAATGTCAAATTTGCTGGCAGATGGGCAACACGGCTGGCCAAAGAAACCGAAGCTGAATACTACGTCAGAATGGAAAAGAAAAAAATCAAAACCATTCCGCCGTACAAAATGTTTGAAGCTGTTTTTTTAGATGAAGACCCAGAGGAAATGGATCGAGATTTTAATTCATTCTTAAGCGCACAAAATTTGTATGAGTGGCAAAAAGGTGCCAGCAAATTTTTTAAATAATTATGTCAATGACTTATAAGCCGAGGCAAAAAAGCCGACCGCTTAACATCGGGGCGCTGTGGAGGCGAATCGATAAAAAAGGAAAAGATTATTTTTTTGGCAGAGTCGACATCAACGGAGTGCGGACAAATATTGTTGTGTTTTTAAACACATTCAGAAAAGGCTCAAAAGAGCCGACCCACGTGATAAAAGAAGATCAAATAAGAGAACTGATCGAGAACGACCGACAGTATCACTGGGAGGAATAATATGCGACCAATACCAATTAAGCTACGAGAAGAAATAACGCAAGACCCGTTCATGATGTTTTGCATATACGAACGAAGCGATGCGCCGAACCACAACTGCAACGGCAGGATAACATTTGAACATGCGTGGATTTATGCAGGAAAACAGGTAAATGAAAAATGGGCGATAGTACCATGCTGTATGGCGCATAACAGCGGAGTGGCTATGGTGAAAGATTTTAACCGCTACGTGGCATTATCTCGAGCCAATATAGTTGATTTACAAAAGCGATACCCGAGAAAAAATTGGGCGCAGGAATATAAATTTTTAAGTAAAAAATATGGCAGACAATAAATTTGAGAAAAAAGAAAAAGGTGATTTAAGGAAGAAATTTAAAACATGCCCGAAGTGCAAACGACAAACCAATTTAATGATTTGCGTATGCGGTGAGGTGCTGTATAAAAAGCATGCTTGAAAAAAACTTCCAGTCCATCTTCGGCAACTGGTTAAAAGAAAACAACCCGACACGAAGCGCAGTCTTTGAATTGAAGCTCGAAAAAGGAAAAAGCATACGCTTTGACGCAGTCAGAGAACACCAGCTCGTGAACTTGCTTGCGATAAAAAACGGCTGTGGATTTTATTACAAGATAGTCGATTCGCCGATCACATTCTATGGCGGAAAAATGCGTTTTACGGCCACAAAACCGTATGATTGCCAGTATTTAGTGGGCATTGAGGCATTTATTGTGGTTTTATTTTATGTGCCAAGACGACCTAAAAACGCAATATTTGTGGAGCCAGAGGCTTGGGAAAAAAAACAAAAAGAATTCGCAGAGCAGGGGCGCTTAAGCATACGAGAAAGCGAACTCCGAGAAATCGGTCAAGTTTATTTAATTAAATAATGCAAAAAATTATGAAAAAGAAAAAAGTGGTGGCTCCCAAAGCGGAAGCGCCAAAAGAATTTTTAAATGAAGAAATCAAGCCGAACACGATCAAGGCAAAATTCAATTTGCAACAGCTGATCATGAAAGAACTGTCGTGGAAAATGAAAATTAAAGTCGAGGATATTCTCCCGAGAACGTATTATAAATACGCCATGGCGATGGTTTTTGACGAAGCACCATACGAGCGAAAAATAGCAGGACTCCAAGATGACATTCGAGATGTCCAAGACAGTCGGCAAAAACCGCTATTCGAATCAGAGAACCAAGACAAGATAACCGAGCTGGAAGAAGAAGTCGAGGAAGAAAAACGCCAGATGGAAGAACATCAAAAAGAATGCAAAGCCATAAAAATGCCAGCGACCGTGGAGGAATTGAAATATAGCGGAACTGATACGCTCCTGACGTTCAAAATCCCAGACACCAGCATAAACGAGCTCAATGAAAATAAATTAAAATTCGGTTACTACATAATCGAACTAACGCCAGAATTTTAACTATATGGCAAAAATGAAATTAATATTTTACGGTGAATTAAAGAGCGGTGAATTTAAAATGAATGATCGTGATAAGTTTTTGAAATATATTGCAAAAATGGCAGACCCAAAAGACAACAGCAAACCAGTCAGAATACGCATGACCGTGGAAAAAGTCCGAAAAACACGCACAACCCCCCAGAATTCATACTACTGGGGAATAATTGTAGCCATGGTGGCAGACGAAATTGGATATAACCCGTGGGAACGGCAGGAAGTCCACAATGCCCTGAAACAAGCCGTGAGGGGCATGGTGGGCGACCAGAGGCTCCCTGTGCCAGTTAGCACCTCCACGATGACTACAACCGAATTCAGCGAGTATGTGGAGGATTGTAGGCGGTGGGCTTCGCTCAACCTAAACATAAATATCCCGAGTCCGAACGAGATTGAGCCAGCGGATTATGACACACAGTTTATGCACTAAAAAACGATAGCTATAAAATATTTTATTTGGTATAATAAAACCATGCTTGTAAAAAAACCGTCAAAAATAAAAAATAGAAAGCTGATATCTGCAAACCGCTGGTTTTTACTTGACGGTGTTCCAACGAGGAGCAGATACCAGCTTTTTGTTTTTTAATTAAAAATATGCAAAATAATGGATGGATTAAGCTCCACAGGAAACTGAGAGAAAATCCGATATATAAAAACTCCAAAGCCGTGCATTGTTGGATAGAGTGCCTACTAAGAGCCAACCACAACAATGAAAGTTTTTATTTAGGCAGGAAGCAAATAGAATTAAAAAGCGGTGAATTTATCTTTGGTAGAGAGGAATTTGGTAAGGGTTTAGGCATTTCTGGCTCAACAATTTGGTTTTGGTTAAGGCGCTTTGAAGTTGACAGTATGGTTGACATCAAAAAAACATCAAAAGGTTGCTTATGTAAGATAAAAAACTGGGAAGAATTTCAAACAGTTGACAGCAATCTTGACAATAAAAAAACAGCAAATAAACAGCAAAAAAACACAGACAAGAATGATAAGAATGATAAGAAGATAAAGAAATATAATATTGCGACAAATGTCGCAGAGGGGGAAATAATCCCAGACATTTTAAAAGACAAACAAAAACATATTCAAATAATTGGAATATACGCAAAAGCAAAAAAGATATATTTTGAAAACAAAGAGCAACAGCAATCTTTTATAAGGCGACACGTTCGGCCAGCCAAAAATTTATGCGGATATGATCCAAATAGAATAATAATCACAATGAAATATTTACTTGATCAAGCGGATTTTAAATGGACACTGGAAAGCGTGGGAAAATTTATTGATGAAGACTTAACAAAAACAACCATGAAAAAAAATAATAATTTAATAACATCTGTAATATGACAATGATTTTAAAAACAATGGATGGTAATCGGTTTGAGATTACCGACCAAGAGTATCAAAACTTAAATGCAACCAGTAGCCAGCTGGCACATTTCCCATCAATAAACACTGTAATCAATAAAAACCGCATTGAAAGTATCTACCCCAAAAGCACAGCCGATGATGTCGAAGCCAGAAAAGCACAACAAACAGGTGTGCTTCATGACGGCACAAAAGTAATAAGACGGTTCGGCGAATGGGTGGTGGCAGGTGAAACAGCGATAGATGATAACGGAAACTATGTTCCGATAAAGCTAAATAAAGATTATTACCCAGAGGTGGCACGAGATTGTGTGGCGACCGAAGCAGAATATAAAAAGGTTTTAGCAGGCGAGAAATATTACGAATTAGTTGGATATGATCCAGAAAGAAAAAAAAGAGAAAGCGCAGAAACGAAATCAATCGGCGACATAATAAAAGATAAACAGAAAAGACTTGCGTGATTTGGTAAATATGATATAATAAATGATATAATAATAAACTGTGGATAAAATGAAAAATAAATTTTTAGGAATAGCTTCAATTTTAATAACGACAGCGATATTGACCGCAACAGGATATGCGTTCGCTGAATATACAAAAACAACCGTGAGTGTTCCACTGAGCCTTGAAATCAGTACCACGACAGATGAAGTGTTTATAGCGACCAATGGTCGTGTTTATATAACGACAGGAAACAAAGTTTTTAGAAACAATGTCGCCTGCGAATAATTTAATCAAATGGGAAAAACAGTGAAAGCCGTCAAGACGGCAAAGCCAGCAGTCAAGACCGCAAAGAAAGCGCCAGTCAAAAAGACTGCTAAAAAGGCTAAATAAAAAAAGAGGCTAGTCCTCTTTACCCGAGGAGTCCAAGGCTGGCAGTTTTCTCTCCAAAAGAAAAAGCGGTGCGTTCGATTCGCACATCGGGTGCTAATAAAAAAAACTATGTACAAAGGAATTGAAAAATTTGAAAAACTGGAAGTAGAAAAAATCAGAGTAGACGAATACAACCCAAGAAAGATAAGCGCCTCACAATTTGAAAAATTAAAGAAAAATGTAGGCGAAGAATTTGGATTTGTGGAACCGCTTATTTTAAACAGCAACCCGAAACGCAGAAATATTTTAATCAGCGGACACCAGCGCCTGAAAGCGATAAAAGAATTAGGCTTCACGGAAGTAATGGTCGGATATATAAACCTGACAATGGATCGGGAAAAAGCATTGAACATCGCCATGAACAGAATATCGGGCGAATGGGATGAGGACTTGCTGGCGCAACTTTTAGCAACCATCAAAGACGATATCGACAAAACAGGTTTTGAAGCAAGTGAAATAACCAGACTACTCGACAAACTTCTTGAGCAAGACCCCGAGGATGAATTCCAGCCAGAGCCTCCAAAAAATCCGAAAGCGAGAATGGGATATACGTACAAACTTGGAAGACACACGCTCATGTGTGGCGATGCCACAAAAGCCGAAGACGTAAAGAAACTGATGGGAGGAAAGATGGCGCAAATGATATTCACCGATCCGCCGTATAATGTTGACTACCAAGGCGGTATGGGAACTCACGAGCAAAACAAGCGAGAGGGAATCATGAACGATAAAATGACGAAGACGGCGTTCTACACTTTCCTGAAATTATCAATCGGCAATATGCTGAATTATTGCGAGGGCGTTGTGTATATTTGCATGAGCTCAACCGAGCTGGACACACTCAAGACAGCGTTTGAAGAAACAGGCGGACACTTCCAAAGCTTCCTGATTTGGGTAAAAAATACATTTACGCTAAGCCGAGCGGACTGGCAAAACCAATATGAACCGATCCTGTATGGGTGGAAAGACGGCGTGGTAAACCATTATTTTGTCGGCCACAGAGATGAGGGCAACGTATGGCAGAACCTTGAACAGCTAAAACCGAAAGTTGATGAAGACGGAAAAATGAGCCTGCGCCTTGGTGAATACCACATCGTGCTTGACCAAGTTGTGACTGGAAAAATTTGCGTGAAGAAAGAGCAGACCGATATTTGGAAAGAAAAGAAGCCGACCAAAAGCGATCTACATCCCACGATGAAACCGATACGCCTAGTCCAGAAAGCGCTAAAAGCCAGTAGCAAGCGAGATGACATAGTCCTCGACCCATTTGGCGGAAGTGGAAGCACCTTGATAGCCTGCGAAAAATCAGAAAGAACGTGTTATATGATGGAGCTAGACCCAGGATATATTGATGTAATAATTGCTCGCTGGGAACAACTTACAAACCAGAAAGCAGTAAAATTATGAATATAATAAATGACAAATTCCCAGACGGGAAACTAAACGCCGATGACGATGGTGCAACACATATTGCGATGTTTATAAAAGACGGCAGGATAGTATTTGACTTTATGAAACCAGTAACGTGGTTTGCTTTAGACAAAGAATCCGCTCAGAAATTGGTAAAACGAATTGAAAATTATATTGAAAAAATATGAGCGATGAAGAAATGAAAATAATCGAAAAAATGGAAAAATACGGTGGAAGTTTTGTGAAAGCGTTTACAATTAATAATATATGACCAAAGTTGGATATAAACAAACAGAAGAACATAAAAGAAGGACTGGTGATGGAAACAGAGGTAAGAAAAGGTCGAAAGAACAAATAAAGAGAATGAGTGATTTTGCTAAAAGTAGGCTAGGCAAGGAGTCGTCAAATTGGAAAGGCGGAATACAAAAAAATAAAGCTGGTTATGTTTTAATTTATTCTCCAGACCACCCACACGCCAACTCTCATAAACAGGTACTTAAGCACCGTTTAGTAATGGAAGAATACTTAGGCAGATATCTAAAGAAAAATGAAATTGTTCACCACAAGAACGCTATTAAAGACGATAACAGAATTGAAAATTTGGAACTGGTTGGAAACCCACACCTTGGTAAGATCCAGTGTCCACATTGTCAAAAAGAATTTTTAATAGCTTGATAAAGCCGATAGTATAAATTTTCAAATATTAAAAAAAATTATTCTCATAATATCAGGAAGAATATAAAAATTTTTAAAATATGAATTCTAAATACGCTAAAAAATTAAGGCAATTCAGTCGGCGCAGTCTAGCAGACTTCGGCAAGCAAGCCTTTTTAGAAATGATGAATTATTGTCCTTGGTATATTCCGAAGTGGGTATGGAAGCGAGCGGTGGCCAAGACGATGGAAAAACTGTAAATGGAAATATGGAAAAAAATAGAAAATTATCCGTACTATAGGATTTCTGACAAAGGAAGAATAAAAGTGATAGACAGAGAAGTGAGAGTGACTAATAATAAAATAGCGATAAGAAAGGAAAAAGTGATGGTTAGTGTTATTACGAAATTTGGATATAAGAGAGTCGGGTTGACAAACCAAGGCAGAAAAAAATTATTTTATATACACGTTCTTGTGGCTAAGGCTTTTATAAAAAACCAAAGAAACAAAAAACAGGTTAACCATAAAGACGGAAATAAAATTAACAATATAGTATCAAATTTAGAATGGGTGACACCAAAGGAAAACACAGAACACGCATTTAAAAATAATTTAAGAAAAGGTAATAACCTAGGTGAAAAAAATTACTTTAGTAAACTTACCGAAATTGATATTTTAAACATAAGACAGCGCAAAAACGAAAGCAAAAAAAAGATATCGGTCGATTATGCAGTAAATACAAAAACAATTTATAATATATTAACCAAGAAGACTTGGAAACACATAATATGAATAAAACATTTTTAATCGGCAACCTTACTAAAAATCCCGAATTGCGAACAACACAAACTGGCAAGAGCGTAGCCTCGGCCAGCATAGCCACAAATAAAAGCTACATTGATCAGGCAGGCCAGAAACAGACAGTCGTGCAATTCCATAACCTCGTTTTATGGG